AAAGCCCGGAATGAAGTCAATATACACGAAAAGAAAAGGGGGCACAAGCCCCCTTTTCACAAGTTCAATTAAGAACCTGAAGAACCCCACATACCGAGGGGATCAGACCAGCCGAAGCTATAACGCTCACGGGCTTTGTAACGAACGTTACCTGTATCGAAGTCACCGTCCATGCTGTTTTGCAAGGCGATACGCTCGAAGTGCTTCATGCCGTTTGGCACGTCGGTAATCAAATACCAGCCGTTGCTGTCGGTCAAGAAGTGGTTAACAGTGTAACCTTCAGGGATTGCACCCATCTGCTTCAACGCGTTGATATCGTTGTCAGCAGTAGAAACACGCAGCTCAGTGTCAAGCAAGCGCTTGGCAACGAACATCAGTGCTGGGGGAACAACCATCTTACGGGGCTTAGCGGCGATCAACAGACCACGCTCGTCCACCCACGCTGCGATTTGAATCACGGCGTTTTCCAAAGATGTTTCGTTCAAGTCAACGCCAGTTGTTGGGCTGTTGAAGTTCACACCACCGCTAACGAGGGGGTGACCAACGCGAGTGTTAGAACTGTTGTTGCCGAACAAAGTGACGCCGTCACCGCCCAAGTATGAACCGTTGAAACCGTTATTGATAACGGAAGCGGCTTTAACTTGCTTGGTGTAAGACATGGCACGGGCCAAAGCTTTGGTGTAACGTGCAGACAAAGAGTCATACAAGTTATCTTCCACAGCTTCTTCAGTGATACTGAAGCCCAGAGCGATTGTCTCGTGGTTGTAGCGTGCAGTGAAGGCTTCTTGCGCATTGTCATAGGCAATGGATTGACCTTCATTCTTGACGGGAGCAGAAGCAAAGCCAGCAAGCTTTGTCTCTTCTTCGAAGCTACGCTCAGATTTCTCTGTTTCGTAGATTTCTTTGTGCTCTTCGCCGTAGCGTGCGTATTCCATGCCGAACAAAGCGTTCAGGCCGGGGAGCAACTCTTTAAGTAGTTGTGCGCGTGAAATTGCCATGGTTAATTACTCCTTACAGACCAATTGCGATGGTGTATGAGTGGTAGCCGGGGTTGAACTTCACCAGCAAATCAGTATAAGCGTCGCCCGGTTGGGACTGAGCATTGTTCACGAAACCAACAATGCGGAAAGCGGCGGTCGCGATAGTGGCAGAAGCCGATACAGCAACGTTGCTATTTCCTGTGGTTGTAGAACCAGTGCTTGTGCTCTGGATGTTAGCCAAGAACACGTTTTGACCCAAAGCAGATGCAGCCACAGTGTTGTTAGCTTGCACGGAAAACACAGCGCGGTCGTCATCAACGACAAAAGCAACAGCGTTTACAGCGTTAGCTGGGTAGTACTGTGAAAAGATCGTTTGACCTTGTGCGTTTACATAGGAGCAACCGACGAAAACGCCGATAGAACCTGTGTTGGTTGCAGAGCTACCGCTTCCTGTGGGGAAGTAGTTGGTAGTTGCGTCAGCACCAGTCGCAGTCACGAGTTGCAGGTAACCTGACGCAGCCACGTACACCAACGATCCATTAAAGATGTTGACGGCGTAACCGGCAGGGTCTAGGGGGAACGAGCGAGTGCTACCAGCGTATGGTAGGCCACCCAACTCATTTACGGCTCGAAAACCGTAAGGGGTTTGTGTAGATGCCATTTAAGGACTCCTAAAGTTTATTTGGAACCAGAACCAAATCCACCACGGGTTGAAGTCGACTTGCGGTCGGCAAACAACGGCATGCGTGGATCATTTTGTCGCATGAAGCTATTGTCAACTGAGTCCATCTGGTTTTGAGCTTGCTGGTCGTAATAAGCTTTACGGGCTTCGAACTTCTCTTTTGGCATCTTGCAGAGCATGAGGCCGCCGATTTCGACGTTGCCAGTCTTATCATTTCCAACCATCATCAATTCTGGATGGTCCTCTGCCTTCACCGGCTCCCAACCTTCACGCATTTTGCGCGATACGTTGGTCACTTCCGACTGTCCCAGAACGTGCGTAGCCACCCAGTGGTACACCCAGCCCGGTTCAGGCGTTGGATCAGGCAAGTTGCTCGGCGGTACGTATACAGCACGGGCAGATTTTTCGCGTGTCGTCAGATCACGATTTTTGCGGTCGATAGTTTCAGCCATTTCAGTTCTCCAGTTTCGCTACTTGTGCAGCATATTGCTGCGGGGTTAAACCTAATTTCTTCGCCAACGCAACTTGCGTTGTCGTCAGCTTGATTTTTCCTGCGCTCGTAGAACGAGACACAGAGGCCACCACTGTTGTAGGTTTCCGTTGAACCTCACCAGACCTTGGCTTGTCTTCGCTTCGACCAAATAGATCAGGAAACGTTGACTTCATGCGAGCGTCAATTTGCTCGAAGTATTCAGCAGAGCGGGGATCCACTCCGTTTGTGACTAGCTTTTGATGCAGCCCTAGTGCGTAGCTGGTGTATTCTTCAAACCCCTGAGCACCGAACCACTGGTTTTTTGCCTGCCAGCGCAGAGTTTTTTCGTCGGGCTCAACCTTCTCAGGTTGGGTTTGTTGCGGTTGTACAGCAAATTTTTCTTCCTGTAAAGGGGTAGGACGATAATTTTTTGTCTGCTCAACTTTAATCTTGGCATCCATCACAGCTTCTTGAGCGGCAATGATGGCATCCGTGTCAAAGGATTCTTGTGCTTCCTTGAGCTTGCGGCGAGCCATTTCTAGTTCGCTTTCCGCTTTTGACTTGGCGCCAGCAATGATTGCTTCTTGGCCTGTGTAGACGTTTTTCTTGAGGCGTTTGTTCTCCTCAATCAACTGCTGTGCAAGACGCTCCAGCTCTTGTTTCTCACGCTGTGTCGCTTCTTTGACACGGCGCTCGTCGTGGCGTGCGTGTGTCAGCTCTTTAATGCGTGATTTAACTTTGTCCGAATAAGACTCAATCTCTTCATCGGTTGGGTCAACAACTTCCTTGTCCAAAGGCTTGCGGCCTCTGTCTTGGGCAGGCGTATCGTCTTCAATCTCGATGTCAACATCCCCTTCGCCTTCAATTTCAAACTCAACGTCAGGGGTCTTTTTCGCTTCTACTTCGTCAGGAAATTTAAATTCGTCTTTCATAACGTTCCTTTTAAGCGCGGGTTAAGCCGCGGGGGTCTTGCACAACAGCATCAACTTGGTCATCGTTGATGAGACGGAACTCCTTGCCAAAGATCTTGAATCTTGTGCCGGAGTAAGTACGTACTAACACGAAGTCGCCTTCTTTACACCACGCTCCGTTGGGGAACTTGGAGCTGTCTTTGTACGCATCGGGGCCTACACGCAATACAAACAACACCGTGGTGGCGTGTTCTTCTTGGCGCATAGTGGCTGTATCTCTCACGAGATCCAGTGACGTACCAGCAATCTTTTCATCGACTTCAGGCACGATACAGAGCAGCTTCCAACCTGTGGGGGTCGGCAGTGCGCCTGCTTTGTCTTCATTGTCATCATCCTCGTCTGGGGCGTCCATCGGTTGGATGTGTGGCGGCAATGAAATACCGGGGGGCAAAATCAAACCAGATTCAGTGGTTGTCTGCATCTTCAACTTTCTTTAGCAGGTCAAGAACATAACGCTCTGCAAGGGCTAGACCCGAAATAATCCCGCAGAGTTTTTGGTATTCCTCAAATGAGCGACATGCACCGCCAGCCAAGTCATCGGCATAGTTGTTCATGTCCCTACGTATTTGGTCGCGCAATACGTGTGCGAAGTCTTGAATCATTTGATTGGTTTAGGTTGGTTTCTGGATGCGTTCTGCAGTGCTGCAGTCCGCGCTTGCAATTCCGTTTGGGATTTGCTCTTTGCGATGTCGATGCCCATCTGGACACCGGCACGTTCTTGCTCAAACTGGGATTTGGTTTGGCTCTCTCTGATCTGAGCACCAACGCGCATGGCTTCCAATTCCAGATGACCTTTGACCTTTTGCTCTTCCAACTCTTGCTTGTCTGCAGCTGCAGCGGCGTCTGCGGTAATCTTCTTCTCTTTGAGTTGAAGCTCTTGCGCCTTGAGTTGGAGTTCCTGCTGTTGCATCTGAACGATGGGGTCCTGCGCCATCTGCTGAGCCTGCATTTGAGCGGCTTGTGCTTGGCTTTGCTGGAGCACCTGATTGGCCGCCTGAGCCATCATGCCGGACAAGGCAATCTCGATCTCTGGTGGCAGCTTCTCGTCTTCGGGTGGCAGTGGCATACCGAGTTGTTGCTCGATCTTCTGGCGCATCTGGTAGCCAACGTGCTCTGCAATGTGCGCTGACATGCCGCCCATGATCTTGGCCGCTTGCGGGTTCTGACCAATGAACTGCTGAATCATGGGGTCCTGCATCACAAGCATGTGCACTTGAATGTGGGCTGTGTGATCCTGATGCAAGAACGCTTTCATGGGCTTGCCCGTCAGCGCATTCTGGTTCTCCTGCACTGGGTCGGTAGGCTTCATGTCGTCCTCGATCGGCACAAGCTTCTCAGCATTCTTGATGCCCAAGACGTTGAGCATCCCGCGGTGTAGCTCTGGCAAGTTGTAGATATCAGGAGCCATCTGCGCCATCTGAATCACAGCTTGATACTGAACAACGCGCTGAGACATGGTCGCAGCGTTGGGGTCAGACACGGGGATCACGTCCACCAAGTCGTAGTCTGCCTTCTTAGCTTTGCGAGTGCCGTACGCAGGATCGTACGTGTAGTCTGGGTCTGTGTAGTCGCGGATGATGTTCTTGAGCAGCTTCAACTCTTGCTTCAGAGCAAAGTGCACACGGGCCTGAACAGCCGTCATGACTTTAAGCTGGCGCTCAAGCAGAGCCAGCGTCGTGCCCACAGGAGCGTTAGCGCTCATGTCGGAGACCTTCATGTCAGCCGTTGCAGCGAAGCGGCGGCCTTCCTCCACAATGTTCTGCATCAAGTTGTACAGAGTAACACTTGGCTCCTTGTACGGCAGAGGCAGGATGCTGTCACGGATGTTGCCAGAGGCTACGTCGACGTCTCTCCACTCTCCGGGGGCAATCGGTGTGTCATCACCTTTAATGCGAAGTCCGCGCGACTTGAGTCCACCGGGAAGATTAGATAGCGTTCCTGCGTCAACCAATTGACGCATAAGGCTTGTGGCCGACTTGGCAAAACCACCGATAAGATGGAAGAGTCCAAAACCATAAGCTCCGAATCCGGGGATATATTGGTAGTGTACAAAGTGCTGGCGCTTGAGTCTGAGGTCATCATCTTCATTCCAGTTGCGGCGTATGGACAGAATGTCATTGGTGCCTTTAATGATGGTTACAACGTACGGCAGCATGATGCCGGTCTCTTCACCATCGTCGTCCACATCTTCGTAGCCGTCAAGGTTCAAGTCAACGTGGCACTCATAGATGGTGTAGCGGTCGTCGTTCAGGTCGTTAAAGCCTGTCTCTTTATCCTTGGCTTTCTGAATGTCCGTGCGGTCTTTGGGCGCATCAGGCAACTCGATGTCCAAATAAAACCCCGCTTGCTGAAGCTTGATGATCTCGTTCTTGGTCTTGCGCATGACGTGCGTGATGCGGTGGCAAGTGTCGAGGTCTGTCGCGCCGTATGGGAGCAACATGTCTTCTGCTGGGATGAACATGGAGACTTGACGGCCAAGCGCGGGGTCAAAGTACACCTTCTTAAATGCGGAGCCCGTAGCTGGCAGTGACCACAGCATGCGCTCATGCTCAGAGCGGTACTCAGTCATGTTCTCGGTCAACTCGAAGTTCATGTCGTCTTCAACGTTGGCCGCTTTCTCTTTGATCTCAGGCGTTTCTTTACCAATGATCTTGGTACGCACAGGCCCTTGAGCTGGGAACGTCTCTGTGATTGTCTCGGCTTGGAAGCGAACAACCGCTTCTGTAATCATCGGGTGGAACACACCGCAAGCGCCTTGCCAAGGTTCTGTGCGTTCCTCGATCTGCAAGCCCAAGAGCTTCAGTCCATCAACGTACGTCTTCTCCCACTCTTTGCGTGAGCCCTTGTCGTTGTCAATGTCTGAGACCAAGTCACCAGCAAGGGACTGCATCGCGCCATCGTCCATGTACTCGGCCAAGTTGTCACTGAAGTCTTCTCCGTCGTCTTCGTCTGGCTTAATCTTTATCTCCAGCCCGTCCATGCCAATGGTGACTTCTTCAGGATCAACAATCTCGATCTCAATCGGGGACTCTTGCTGCGCCAACTCTTCAATGCCAACTGGCTGTTGGAAGAGCGCTTTGTCGATGTTCGTTGCCATGTCAGTATTTCTTTCTCAAAGTTGCACGGTTTGTGCTCGGGTCGTATTTAAATGCCGACGGTTTCTTACCAGTGCGTAGGCTTGCTCTATCTAAAGCGCGTTCTTCAGCCGTCATAGCATCGCGCTTTTTACCAGCTTCTGTCAAATTACCTGCGGCGTCTACGTGGCCACGCTGGCGCAGTACATCCAAGGCCCCTTCACGCGAACCCATCTGCGCGGCCAATCGGTCGATCAGTTGATTCTTACCCATGAACTTCTGTGTTGCCATCAATAGTATTCGTACTTCTTACGGCGGAAGAACTCAAGGTCGTCCTTCTCATCCGAGTCCAAAGAAATAAAGCCGCCTTGCCTGAAGCGTAGCAGCGCCTGTGTTGTCGTATCCACGAAGTCATCGTGCTCTCCAACAGGGAAAGCCGCCACCTCTTCAATAACTTCTCGTGCCCAGCGTGTGTCTGGTGCCCAGACTTTACCACTGCTGAATAAATCCGCAACTGCGTTGACACGCACCATCTTGTCGTTGCCGCGGCTTGGGCTGAACTCCTGCACCGGTATGCCCATATTGCGCAGCTCTTGGATCAGCGGCGCTCCAGCCGCCTTCTTCTCCACAATAAACGCATCTGGCTCCCACTCTTTGTAGTGTTTAAGCGCCACAGTCTTGAGTTCCGGGAACGCCATCCTGTCCTTGAACGCATCCAAGAGAATGAGCTGGGGCGTATCGTTCTCTTCCTCGTTGTAGAAGATGCCCCACGTTGTGCAGGCCGAATAGTCGGAGTTGTTCTTGGTCTCAAACGCCGTGTCCCACGACTGGATGATGTACTCGCACGTTGGCGGCTCGTCACTCTCCCAGATTCTCCAGAGCTTGCGGCCAATGATGGCGCTGTTCTCGCTTGTGGGCTGCTGCATGTACTGCGCGTTCCAGTATCTCGGATCCAATGACGCTTTGGTGGACTTGAGCGACGCCAGTGGCCACTGCTCTGGCCACAGAGACTTCTCGTTCTCCGTGTCTTCATTAAGAATGGCTGGCAGCTCCACAATTTCCCATGGCACAGCCTCTGGATTTTTGGCTTGGTAGTCAATCAAGCGCCCAGTCAGGTCAAGCAAGGACCATCTGGTCATAATCACAATGATCGCACCACCGGGCATCAGACGTTGCAAGGGGCCAGTCTGGAACCAAGACCAAGCCGTGTCAAAAGCCAGCCGGCTGTTGGACTTTACATCCTGTTCAGAATGAGGGTCATCAATAACAAACAAGTCAGCACCGCGTCCGGCAAGCGCGCCGCCCACACCAGCAGCATAATACTGCCCGCCAGCAGAAGTCGACCACTTTCCTGCGGCCTTCTGGTCGTCCGCCACCAGCGTTTGAGGAAATACATCACGGTATTCTTCAGAGTCAATTAAGTTCCTCACTCTCCGTCCAAAGTCTTCAGACAGGCCCGCAGTGTGCGTGCCCATGATGATCTTCTTATTAGGGTATTTACCTAGAAAGTATGCGGGGAACAGGTATGAGCTGAACTCAGACTTACCCATACGTGGCGCGATGTTGATAATCACGCGCTTTTTCTTGCCCTCGACCACATCCGTGAAGATTTTGGCCAGCTTCCTATGGTGCGGACCTATCTTGAACCCCGGATAGACGCTCTGAGCGAACCCCAGCATGTTTGTTTTGGCCGCTTGCAGGCTGGCGCGGGCTTCGCGCATCTCCAAGTCTTGGAAAAGCTCCATCTTTTCTGCCAGCGTCATGTGCGGCAGTGCCTTGGCCATGGCTTCTAGCTCAAGCTTGCTCAAGGTTGTGAAGTTTTCAGGCTTCATCGGTCTTTTCTTCCGTCACATCAACCACGTCGATCACACCCATGAACCTGTTGAGCTTGTCTTTGATCCGAGCTTCAAGCTCTACGTCAGACATTTCAGTCTTCTTAACTTCAACCCGCTCAGTAAACAGCGCAACTTCCGTCACCTTGCCCAGCATGTCTAGCGCTTTGAGGCGGATGCGTGCGTCTGGGTGTTTTACTTCTTCAAGAATCTTGGCTACGGCAAAGCCGCGAAGCTCCTTGGCCTGCTCCACAAACGCCCAGTCGTAGGCTGTGAGCATTCCCACCAAATGCTGGACTGCGGCAGGGGTTTTTAAATTAGTTAGCGCTTGTTGTGTATTCCCAACAGGCTGGCCTGTGACCAGACTTGCAAAAGATTTACGGGCGGCTTCCTGATCGGCTTTGGTTTCGATCTCTTCGTCTTCTAGCTCAAGCGCTTTGAGCCAGTCAGAGGTTTTGACTTTGGCGTCAATCGTGGTTGTGGGGTCCGCTTTTTCAAAAGACAGAACCGCCGCCGTGGCGTCGACCACGTCTGGATGAAACTCGCCGTTAATCAGATGTTCAAGCATTGCGTAGGTTGGCACTAGGACCGCCCCTTCGGGCGCTCACGTCGCGCTTGTTGCCTCGTTGTCGTTAGTGTACACTTCTTTTCGGCAGTGGTGCAAGTTTCTTCATCATTGCTTCTCCTTGAGGATTAGTCCTCCTTGAAGCCCCGGCTAACCCCCGGGGCTCTTTTTTATTGTGCCGTGTCCAACGTTTGACATG